GCTTTTTGAGTCCTAGCGTGGATCATGGCGTCAACCAAGTGGGGAGACAAGCCGATGTCGCTCTCAATGTCTCACGATGGATCATCTATCCGCAGTGCTGCCTCACAGTTTTTGTCGGTCCCTCTGTCTCACTCAACGCCTATCCCACCTCAACGGAAGACCGTGCTGTTGAAATTTATGATTGGCGATGATCTGGTTACCGTTCAGGGTGCCCTCGCCCCGTTTGATGAGTATTGGTACGATAACCAACCTCTGCTAGCTCAGGCTGTTGAGATGCTTGCTTCTGAAGATCGTTTACGTCAATTCGAGCATTATGAGAAATTTCTACTCAAGAAAGGTCATCAGATAGCTGAGATTATGAACAGGTTACGCCTCTTTTTCACAGACGTTCTTAAAGTTAAGATGGAAGCTGAGGCTTTACCTGCTTTAGCTCAATATCTAATGGTTGGAACCTTAGAGGCTGTTTCTACTGCTCATTCACCTGATGCTTGTGTTCCAGTTACCTCAAAGGTCGTGACTAAGCAGCAGACTATTGCTAAATCTCCTGGCCGTCTCGATGAGGAGGAATACAACGTTATTCGATCGCGTTTCCTGACGCACGAGGTTTTTGATCTGACGTCCGACTTACCCGGAGTGCAACCTTTCATGGATATGTACTACGCTACCGTCCCTCGCGCCGATTCGACAGGATGGTGTGTGTACCGTCGCAAGGGCTTACTCATTCACTCTCCTGATGAGCAATTCTCAGATCTGACTATCTTCTCTACACGTCTTACGGCTTCGCATGAGTTGCAGCTCGTGGCTGGAGATGTCGTCGTGGCGTGCTTTGATCTCATGGACGTTTCTGACATCGCGCCATCTCATCATGCATCAGTGCAAGAGGAACGTACTCTCGGGACCAGTAAATATTCGAATATAACGGCTAACGATCATCCTCTGGTATTCTTCTCACCCAGTGCGCTTCGTTGGGCGATTGACCATGCTTGCACCGATTCCTTAGTTTCTACTCGAAATATCCGTGTTTGTGTTGGTATCGATCCCCTGGTAACTCGATGGACCCGAGACGGGGTACAAGAGGCCGCTATCCTCATGGATGATAAACTACCATCAGCAGGCCGTGCACGTATGGCTTTGCGGACATTGCTTCTCGCTAGACGTTCACCAATGCCATCTTTCTTACTGGGGGCCTTAAAGCAGTCGGGCGGTCAGTTACTGGAGCACTATCGATGTGACGCGGCTAACAGATACGGATCTCCTACCGTACCCATGTCTCATCCACCACCGTGTTCAAAGTGTCCTGAACTGAAAGAACAAATTACCAAACTCTCGTCCTCGCCTACACCCAAAATCGACTCTACCACTGGCCCCGCTGCACTGTTGTCAAAAATTTCTGACCTCCAGCGTGCTAATAGGGAACTGTCACTGAAACTGGTCGATATGCAACCTGCTCGGGAGGACCACCTGCTGTCTTATCTCAATGAACACGTGTGCGTAAATGCTAGAGATCATGAGAAGGGTCTGCTCTCTCGCTGCAACGTATCTAATGAATCGATCTCCTCTATCCTTGACCAGCGTATGAAGAATCGGGAACGGTTTGAGACTCGGCTGCGGCATGAGGCCAGTGCTGAATGGGAACCTCGTGTGGAAGCGCTAAACCAAGAGTTGGCCAAAGCTCGTGTGGAACAGCAGGACATGATGACTCAGTCTCTACAGTACTTAAACGAGCGTGACGAATTACTCCACGAAGTGGACGAGCTCAAACGTGAACTGACCACCCTGCGCGCCGCTAATGTGCGCTTGAACGCTGACAATCATCGGATGAGCCGTGCAACTCGTGTTGGAGACGCTTTCGTCAGCGACATCGAGCCTCTGCCCTCTGGCATACCTGGTGAATCGAAACCATCTATGGAAGAATTGGTAGATGATCTGTGAGCTTTGACTTGTGACTCGACTTCTCTCTGATTCCATGTACCCACGGCGGACTCGGTTATTCATC